CCTCGATGACCAATGCCCGATAGGAGGCGGTCGAAGTAGTTGCTCAGCCGATCGGGGTCGTTGCGCCGCTGCGTCATGCTGTGCGAGCGAACTGATCCAGTTCCGCGCCGAATGCGGCCCACCCAGGTCGTTGCTCGCGAGCAAACAGCTCACACTTCCGGCCGACGCAGAGCACGTCCACAAGTGCAAAGAACTCGTCTGGCTTCCGCGAGTGTTCGCGGAGAGGCCCCCGAAGGAACGTCGTCTGATTCGTCAGGTTCACCGCGGGACGGCCGCGCACGGCCATCAGGCAATGCTCGGTTTGCCCGCGCAACCAATCGCCCGTACCCATCCGATCCTTCACCCATGTGAGGATCGTCTTGACTTCAAAGCCCCACGCGCGCGCCACGGAATACGCCTGCTCCATGAAGGCGTTGGTCGTCCAGAGCCAGAGGATGCAATCGGCTGACGCACGCCCGCCCACGGGCAGCGCCGCGATCTCCTCCACCGTCATCGACGGGTACGGCGCGGCGCCGCGATGCGTCGCATCCTCCGCACGCTTGGCGTAGGCCCAGGGCGGATCGGCGGCGATGACGTCGAAGAGGCCATCGGGCAACGCCGCGGCCGTTTCGATCTTGGCGATCTGCGCGGCCTTGCGCTCGGTTTGGACGATTGCCTTGTGTTCCTTGTCGATCGTCGTCTCACCGCGCCGGAGTTTCTCTTTGACGGCCTCGGGCGCCCGCGCCGCAATCACGCGCGCCTTATCGATCGTGCCCTCGGAGATGCCGGCGGCCTTCGCGATCTCCCTTCTCGTATTGGTTGATGAAAGGTTTGACAAATCTGTCAAACCTTTTTGGCGACCTCTGCCACGAGACAGCCGTTGCTTTGCCTTTGCTCTCGCGGCGATGAGCGGCTCAAGCGTGAGCGCGAGCTCGGCGCGGGCGAAGAGCGTGAGGTTCCGGCGGCCGAATTGATTGCGGATGATCCAGATCTTCGCGTCGGCCCGATCGACACACTCCTGATCGATGACCCGGTACTTGATCTTGTGCGCCGCGCAGATCTCGAAGCGGTTGTGACCGTCGAGCAGGATCCCCTTCCAGAGCACGAGCGGATCCCGGCAGCCATCCCGGCACACGTTCGCCTCCAGCTGCGCGCGCTCGTCCGGCGTCAGCGGCGGAATCAACGATCGGAATTCGGAATCGACCTTGATCACGTCTCACCGCTACTTCGGTTCGATGCGGAGCTCGTCGACGTACTGCCCGTCGGCCGCGAGCTGGAGGCCGAAGGCCGCCCGCCGCGCCTCCACCGTGACCTGGTCGACGCCGATTACCGGATCGCGAACGGCACGCCCGGCGTCCGGCGCAAGCAGTGGAGGCACCGCAGCCGCAGCCGGCCGCCGCTGACCTCCCGCGTGTGTTCGTGCCACCCGAGCAGACAGCGCAGCCATCTCGGCGCGCACACGGCGCCGACGCACGCGATGACGGACCTCATAGGCGATCTCCCGCGCGCCGATCAGCAGCCCGACGGCGACGAGCAGCGCGGCGCCGATGACGGACCAGTCGTAGGGGCTCATGACGCGCGCTCCGGCAGGGTGATCGCCTGGCGCTTCGACCCGCGGCGCGACGGCGATCGGACCACGCCGTGGCACTCCGGGTCATGACTGCACGTGCTGCAATGGCAGCGTCCGTTCATCCTCGGCTGGACGTAGGTGCGGCAGACGGGCGGAATCGGGCGCGTGACGGGCCACGTGTGGGCGTGGCACTGGCAGCGGTCCGGGCGGCGATCGGGTTCGAGGGCCATCGTCAGAACGCCTCCGTCAAGACGGCCGGCGCGGCGGCGTGCACCCGCTCGCGACAGTCGGCATCGCTGATGTCGCAGAACCCGCATTCCCGGGCGCTCGGCGCGGTCGCCATCGGGGGACCTGACAGCTCGCGCAGGAGCGCGATGATCTGCTCGCGGCGCGGCTGGGACAGTTCTTCGCCGGCGACGTCGATCGCGTGCGTCTTGTAGACGACGCGTCCGGACCGGCGCGGCGCGACCGCCCCCACGAGCGGCAGCGCGAAGAGGTAGATGAGGATCTGCCACCAGTCGGCATCGCGCGGCTTCCCCGTCTTCACGTCGAGGATGAGCAGCTCGTCGTCGCGGATCGCGAGGAGGTCCGGCTTCCCGGCCAGGACGCAGCCACGGCCCTGCAGACGAAACGCATTCTGATCCTCGAGCGTCACGCGCCACCCCTCGGCGCGCAGCGTGGCGGCCTGTTCGGTGACGAGCAGGTTGTGCTCGGTGGTCCACGCGGCCAGGTCGAACGTCTCGTCGGGGCGCTTGTCGTACTTGAAGTTGGCCTTGAACCAGGCCGACCAGACGCAGCGGTCGCCGCCGGCGAGGAGCTTGGTCAGCCAGGTGACGTAGACGTAGGGGCCGCCGCGGCGGCGTGTCGTCGCCATTACTCCACTCCCGCCTTCGCCATGCGCTCCGCGCGCTCCGGCAACGCGAGCAGATGCCGGGCAGCTTCGAGCGCGCCGATCGCGGCGGCCCGCGACCCGGTCAGCAAGCCGAGCTCGGCACACCACTCCTGCGCGACGGCGACTTGGATGTGCCCCGGGAGTTGCGCGAGCCGCTCGTCGGTCAGCGGCTTCGACCCATCGAGCACCTGGCTGACGAACTGATGCGAGCAGCGCCACCAGAATTCGAGCTCCTTCTTCTGCAAGCCGAGCCGCGCGAGCGCATCAGCCAGGCAGTCCGAGAGGTCCCGGTTGCGCCGCGCAACCGGCGCAGAGTCGGCGGGGTGACGCGACGCAACTGGAAGGGCGGCAGACATAGCTCTACCGTTGTGCCTGATGAGACACGCGACCCCGCACGAGCGTCAGGCGTTCATCGGCGTGGCACGCCGCGGCGCTGCGCAGGTACGCGATGACGTCGTCGACGTGGAAGCGCGTGGCCGTGAAGCGCGGCCACATCTCCGGGATCGGCCAGGTGCCGGCACGCAGCATCCGGTAGTAGGTCGTGCGGCCGATGCCGAGGTAGGCGCAGATCCCGTGGACGTCGAGCCAGGCGCGATCGCCAGCGGCGTCGAGGAGGCGCGCGATCGCCTGGTCGAGGCTGTGCGCGGCCGGCGGCGGCGCGAGGACGTCAGCGACGCTCGACGCCTGGGTCCCTGCGGCCTGCGGGCTGGGGCTCGCCTGGCCATCCAGACGCCGAGCGCCGGTGAAGTACTCGCGCCGCGCCATCACGCGCTCGCCTCCTGGCGCTGCTGGTCGAGGTACAACCGGATGCGGTGCAGGGTCCGGTCGTAAACCTTGGCATTCGGGGTCGTCAGGATGCGGAAGAGCGTGCGGTACGGGATACCGCACTCTTCGGCGAGCTGCCGGAATGGCAGGTTCCGATCGAGTCGCAACTGATTCAGTTCTCGAATTTCTCTGACCAATGGCCATTCTCTCCAGTCAACGTAACGTTGACAGTGCTGTCAATATAAGCGCGATGGAATGGCACTGTCAAGCACGAGTTGCACTAGCGGCAATTCATGTTCTCTCGCTACCTTACGGTCACCGTGAGCCAGACGCCGGAATCGTTCACCGAGCTACTGCGCCAGATCGTCCAAGGTGCGCAGTCACAGGTCGAGGTCGCCCGTGCGATCGGCATCACGCCGCAACGCTTCAGCCGGGCCTTAAACAAAGGCGATTTCCCGTTGAGCGTGGAGAACTGCCTTCGACTCTCTCGGGCGAGTGGAGTGCCGGCATCACGCATCCTTCGCTCAGCCGGCAAGCAGGACGTCGCTACCCTCCTTGAGGAGCTGTACGGCGAACCTTCAACGAGCATTGAAGAGCGGGCTCACCTGAGGGATTGGCGGGCGCTGCCGGCCGGCGCGCGGCACGAGTTCACACGACTGATCCGCCGGCTGCTCTACGGCGAGGGGGCATCAGGCCCATCGCCAGGCACGACGCGGCACGTCGAAGAGACGCCGGCCACGAAACCGATGGCGCGTAGCAGACGAGCCGGATGAAGGGACCGACGCGCGCACAGCTCGTGGAGCGGGAGATCCGCGAGCGACTCACGCCGAAGGAATACCGGCGCCTCGAACTACTCCTCACGTGGACGTTGCGCTATGTCGATGAAATCCTGAAACGAAAGGTTCCGCCGAAGACGCTACGCGCCGCGCTGCGGCCACGTGTCCAGGCGCCAGCGGCCGACGCGGAAACCGTCGCGGCCTTCGAAGCGATCGCCGCAATCATCCGCGAGTCGGATCTGGCGGCCGAAAGCCGGGAACGCCTGACGATCATCAAACCACGCCCAGCGAAGGCAAGCATCAACAAGGACGCTCGATGAAAAACTGCCCGTTCTGCGCTGAAGAAATCCAAGACGCCGCGATCGTCTGTCGGTTCTGCAATCGCGAGCTCGCGCCTGGCGCGCTGCCCGCGACGCCTCAGAAGCCGACCGTCGTCGTGCACACGCCCGTGCCGCGCTGGAGTCCAGGCGTCGCGGCCTTCCTCAGCCTCATCGTTCCCGGCGCCGGCCACGTGTACAAGGGCGAGGCGGGCACCGGCATCGTGTTGTTCGTCGTCACGGTGGTCGGCTACGTCATGCTGATCATTCCTGGCCTGTGCCTGCACCTCGTAGCCATCCTGACCGCGGCGCAGGGCAATCCGTACGCGGCGCCAGGCGTCGCTGTGAAATCGTCCTACTGGTCTTCGACGCCGACGCGTCGCACCCGATCGTCCTACTGGTCATCGCCGGCGACGACATCGCCGCCGCCGTCATCAGCCAAGGACTGATGGGGCGCCGCGGCACGTCGACGCGCATCGAGGACGGCATCTACCGCGACCCGGGCGGGTATCGCGTCGTCGGGTTCTTCGGCGAGACGCGGCGTGAGGAGCGGTGGCCGCTCGGCACCGACATCTCGACGCTGCGCGACGTCCGCGGCCGGCTGCGCGCGGAACTGAGCAAGGGCGCGCCGCCGCCGCACGCGAAGGGCACGCTGGTCGGCGACGTCGATCGCTACGTCACCCAGATCACGTATCTGGCGAGCTGGCGAGAGCGACGCGCGGAGCTGAAGGCGTGGGTCGCCCTGTTCGGGCCGTTGCAGCGCCGGAGCCTCACCGCCGAACACGTCCGCATCGCGATGAGCCGATGGCGTCAGGACGGGAGGGCGCCGAAGACGATCGTCAATCGCGTGCGCAGCCTGCAGACGCTCTATCGGGCGCTCGACGGGCGCCGGGCCGTGACGCCGTGCGATGACGTCACGCTGCCGGCCGTGCCGCGTACGGTGCCGCAGGCGATTGATCCGGCGATGGTCGTCGACGTCGCGGCGCAGCTCCTCGAGCGGGAGCAGGCCGGGCTGATCCGGAGCGCGAAGACGCGGGCGCGGTTCATGGTCCTGGCGTCCACCGGGAAGCGCCCGTCCGAAGTGATGCGCGCCGAGCCCGGTGACGTGGACCTTCAGCAACGCGTCTGGCGCGTGCGCGATGGCAAGGGCGGGTGGTCGGCTGGGCTCTGGCTCAACGATGACATGCTCGCGGCGTGGACGCTGTTCGCCGCCGTGCGCGCCTGGGGCGGGTTCGATGTGAGCGCGTTTGATCGGACGTTGCGCGCCGCCGGCTGGCCAGAGAACGTCAGGCCCTACAACCTCCGGCACGCGTTCGGGATTGCGCTGTCCGAACAGGGTGAAGACCTCGCCGACATTCAGGCGATGATGGGACACAAGCGGATCGCGACGACGCGCCTGCACTACGTGCCGGTGCTAGGCGGTCGGCTCAGGGAGGCGAGTGCGCGCCTGTCGGGCCGGCTGCAGTGGCCGGCCGAGGTGTCAGCGCCGGCGGAGAAGGGGAAGAAACGGGCCTGACCGTGGCACCGGCACCGTGGCACGGCGCCGGATCCTGTCCGTCGCCAAGCCGTTAGGAGCCGACGCGGTTGGCTTCGACTCCCAGGCGCTTCCGCCAGCCTCCAGCATAATAATCCTCATAATAATTAAGGATTTTGCGAATCTCTCCGGCCGGCCGTGTGCACATTCGTCCGGGAGAGTGCCACAAATTCCGCCGTGTTCGCGTGGTTTCCGTCGTCACCGTGGCACCGACCGTGGCACCGCCGACGTCTGCCCTCGGGTCAGAACCCGAGGCAGGTTGATCTGCCGGAGCAGCAGCACCAGGCACAGCAGCACGACGATGACGAGGATCACGGTCGCGATCGGCTCCCCCACCTTGAACGCACTCGTCAGCGACTTGGTGCCCCAGATCACGACACAGACGACCAGCACGGCGATCAGGATCGAGACCAGCGTCATGGCAGTCATAGGGTGTCTCGTTTCAAGCACAGCGCCACCAGCAGCGCGGTGACGCCGGCCAGGATGGTCGTCACCAGGCCGAACGCCACGCCCACCACGAGCAGCGCGGCGCCTTGGATGAGAAGAAACTCCCGCACGGGGATGGCCACGCGCGCTAGCGTTTCTTCGATCCCGCGCGCTCGAGGGCAGTGACCCGCGCTTCCAAGGCCGTGAGGCGGGTCGCGAGATCGTGGTCTTTCTTCGCGGCGGGTCGCACGGTCCGGCCCGTGGCACCCCCCGCGTGCTGCTTCTTCGCCATCGTTACCTCCAGAATCATTGACTCGGTTGTGTCGCGATCATCGCCAGCAACGCGTCGAGAAACGCCGGGAACGGCGGCACGCCGACCACCCCGACCGTCAGCGCGCGTTCGTCAGACACCGTCGATTGCAGTCGGAGTGTGTGCGTGCAGTCCGTCGGGACTGGCGTGCCTTCCTGCACGTACCAGATTTTTGACACGTATTTCTGCGCGTCGGGGTTGTCGGCGAGCCACTGGTCCAGCGCCTGCTGAATATCGATCGGGACGTCGATGTCCGCCATGATTACCTCCCAATGGCTTGACGGATTTCGTCAAGCATCCGCAATTCGTTCTCCCACTGCTCGAAGTGGAAGGCCCCTTCGATGAACGGGATCATCTTCCGATCTGACTGGTGCGAGATGTTGAACCCGCGCCGCCAGTGGTCGATGAGCACGTCTCGGATGTCGTTGTACTCGTAGGATTGCCCCACGTCCGTCGTGTTCCCGTTCCGGCATCCATCTGTGGACATGAAGATGCGCCGTGGGTCGGCTTCCGCCCAGGCTTCCGGGTAGGTGTCGGGCACTTCGCCCGGCATCACCTCGTCGATGTAGGAGACGTGGTCAAAGTTGTGGAACTCGATCCCGTCCATGCCCCCGTTGATGACCATATTCCGGTACTGGCCCGTGTTGTTGTTCTGCCGGTTGCAGATCGTGAAGCAATCCGGTCGCTGCGCTTTGATCTCCGCATAGATCCGCTGGTGCATCGGCTTCTCGGGGGATTCGTTCGCCGTGCGCGCATAGATGCCCGTGGCCGGTACGAGGCGGAACGTCTCCGCGATGAACGCCTGCAATACCCAATCGGGGAGCAGGAAATAGATCCCTTGGTCGTCGTTGGGGTCGCCCCATTTGACGCCGTTGACGTTCTTCCGCACGGGGTTCTGGTCCCGGTCGGGGACCCAGAGCATCCCCTGCTTTTCCTTCGAGCAGCAGTACAGGTCGAAGAAGCACAACTGCACAACCATGCCTCGGCGATGCGCCGCGTCGATGGTCGCGCACGTCTGATCCCAGTACGCAGTGTTGACGATGCTGAGGTCGTACTTCCCGTCAGACCGAGGGAGCCACGGCGAGATCGTCCCAAACTGACCCGCGTCGTCCACCCAGGGCATCATCCACAATTCGGTCGCATTGACGCCGAGTTGCTGCATCCGATCGAAGAACTCGTCCGCATGCGGCGCGATGAGTTGTTGGCTGCCCATCGCGGCCACCCAGCATCCGAAGAGTTGGTCCCGGCCAGGGACGGGGATGGGACCGGTGGGTCCCCCGCCCCCTACGGGAAAAGCGGCAGCTTGTCGCCCGCCGGGTTGAGCAGTTGCCGCATCTCGTTGCGGTGCTTTTTCCAACTGGCCGCGAGCGACATCCCCGCATTCTGATAGTCAAACTCGGTGCGGGTCGCCCAGATCGCATATTGCGCGTCCGGTTCCCGCCCCATCACCCGATAGTCGGCGATGGCCTGATTCATGGCGCCGGCCGGTTCGCCATCGACCATCGGCGGGGCGGTGTTCAGGTAGAACTGTTCGTCGTAGGGTTTGCCAGGCATAGGAGGCTCCGGGGGTTCAATTGGGGGTTCAATCGGCGGTTCGATGGGTGGCTCAATCGGTGGTTCAACGGGCGGCTCGATGGGCGGTTCGACGACGTCGAGCACGAACGGCGGCACGTCGGTGACGCGAATCCCGCCCTGGCCGCCGGCAATCACGGTCCACTGACCAGGCGTCGGTTCTGCCGCGCGCGGTCGGAACGCCAACCCGTCGAAGAGGCGATAGGTCGGATCGGGCAAGCCGTTGCGGTACCCGAGGCACCGCGCCGGCCCTTGGTTGTTCTGGCCGACAATGAGATCGCCGCTCTGGTACGGCCGCGAGATCGCCGGGTAGGCCGGCCAGAGGAAGTCCTCGTCAATCGTGATGACGTCGCCCGAGGGCAGGATGCGCGAGATGCCCTGCGTCGTGTCCGCATCGACCGCCGACGACCCGATGTACGCGCCGTCCCGCGCGTACAAATGCGTCACCAGTTTGATCGGGCCGCCTGGTCCCAACTGCACGACCGACGACCACTGCCAGCGGTCACCGACCCACGCGACGCACGTCATCTCGGTGCCGAAGGGCACCTCGCTCGTCGGCCGCACGATCTCGGTCACGCCGATCAGGCAGAGCGCGAGCGCCGGCCCGCGCTGGTAGACCACGGCGAGTTGCCCATCCAGGTTCACGGCCATGCGCGGATAGAGCGCGTACACGCGGTCGCCGGCAAACGCCCCCGGCAGGAGCGCCAGGAGCTGGCTCCCGTACGTGTCGGCGTAGACCGCCACGGCATCGCGCGCCGCGACTTCCGTCGCGAGATAGACGCGGCCGGCGACGGCCACCAGGTCGGCGTATTCGCCACTGTCCGGAATGATCGACTCGCTCATCTCTCACCCGTTAGGCAGCGGGCGGATCCGGTGTGCCGGTCACCGTGCCGGGAATCACGCCATCCGCGGCGAGCTTCTCGAGCACCCGTTTGTGCATCGACTTCGTGGTCAGGTTCGCGGTGTTCAGCTGCCGAATCATGGACTCGGCTTCCGCCCCGATGTATTGGTGATTCAACAAGACGCCGTTATTGTCGACGAGCGTGATCTCGACGGAGCCCGTGACCCCCGGACTCACGACCCGATCCAGGTCCAGCGTGAGCGACGACACGCGGTACTTCGTCGTGGTCGGTGGCTGGACCGGGTCTGTGAGGATCAATTCTTCGGCCATGCGTGTATCCCCCTTAGCGCTTGGCTTCTCTCAAGGCCGCGAGTTCCTTCTTCAATTCGGCGATTTCGGCCTTCTGCTGTTCGAGTTCCGCATACAGCACTTTGGTGCTCGCAATCAACGCGCCGAACAACTCAATGTCGTTGAGGCTTTTCCCTTGCGGATACTCGGCATCGCGGTCCAGGCCGAACCACGGCGCCTCGTCGGTGACGAGGCCAACGAAGCGCTGCCCGTTGTAGCGGCCGTTGCGATAGGTGAAGTCGTAGAGCGGCGTGTCGAGGATCTGCCGGAGCTTCGCCGCATAGTCCACGTACTCGCCGAAGACCTGCTTGGAGGCCCGCGTCGAGGTCTGCGTGCCGATCACCGTGCCGCCCGTGTCAGCGGGAGCGCCGTCTTCCTCAGGCGCCGAGCCAATGCGCAGGACGTCGCTGGTATCCATCCAGACGGCGCCGCCGACGCCCTGGCGGTCGATGAAGTAGATCACGCCCGGCGATCCGTTGCCCGAGGTATTCCGCCCGAGGTACAGGTACGTGCCGCCGGCATTGCCCGTCCCGACGGGCGAGTCGTAGGCTTCAAACGCGGCGCCGAACGCCCCCGGGACCATTGGTGTCAGCCCCAACGCCGTTTCGGCAAACGACCCCGCGCCGCCGACGACGAGCGATTCCCCGATGCCGAGCGCCCCCCCGATGGTCATATCGTCTGACACGACCGTTTCCCCGTCGCCCCGAATGCTGAACAGCGTCGTCGAAGCACTCGAATCGCTCACCAGCACGGCATAGTTCGTCGTGTTACTGCCCGCTTGCACCTCCAGTCCGAACGAGCCGCCGACCGCACTGGTATTGACCGCGCGCAGGGCATAGACCCCGGATCCGCCGGTGCAGGTCAGCGAACTGCTCGCTTCCGCACAGATGGAATTGCCGATCGCGCCGGCCGCCGTGAACTTCGGAATGGTGCCGGCCGTCCCGCTGATATTCGTGAGCGTCAACGTATTCGGCACGTCGGCGTCGGTCAGGGCCGCGCAGCCCAGGGTGCCGCTTGCATTGATCGACGTCGCAAACTGCGTCGCCGAACAATCTGCCGGATTGGCCGCGAGCGCCGTCGCGGTCGCCGCGAGCATCACCGTGATCGAGTCCGGCACGTAGGCGTCGGTGAGGGCCACGCACCCCAGCGTGCCACTCGCGTTGATCGACGTGGCCACCTGATTGGTCGTGCAGTCCGCGGGATTGGCGGCCAGGGCGGTCGCGGTCGCGGCCAGGTCCACCGTGATCGTGTTGGGAATATAGGCGTCGGTCAGTGATGTCCAGGCGGCGTCGGTCCCATTCGAGGCGAGCACCGTGTTCGCCCCGCCGATCGTGAGCCGCGCCCAGGCCGGCGTGCTATTCCCGACGAGTAAGGCGCCTCGCGCCACCGCGGCGGCCGACGTATCGGTATGCGTCGCGCTCAAGAGCGCATGCGTCGATCCGCCCGCCACCGTCGCGCACGTCAGCGTCCCACTGGCATTAATCGCCGTCGCATACTGCCCCGCGGTGCAGTCGGCCGGGTCGGCGGCGAGCGCGGTCGCCGTCGCGGCGAGAGTGACGGTGATCGTATCGGGCACAAAGGCGTCGGTCAGGGCGACACAACCGAGCGTCCCGCTCGCATTGATCGTCGTCGCGACCTGGTTCGCAGGACAGTCGGTCGGATCGGCGGCGAGCGCCGAGGCCGTCGTCGCATTGCCCAGGAACGACGGCGCCGTGATCGTGCCGGCCGTCGACAGGTTCCCGCCGGCCTCGGTGAGCACCGAGTCGCCGAGCGTCGTCGCCGTCGCGAACTTCGGGAGCGTGCCCGCCGTGCCGCTGATGCCCCCGCCGCCGCCGCTGGAGACATCCGTCCAGCCGGTATTCGTGCCGGCGCCGCTCGTCTTGCTGTAGACCGTGGGCGTCGTGTCCGTCCGCAGATAGACGTCGCCGATGTTCCCGAGCACGGCGCCCTCGGGAGTGCCGCTGCCACTGCAGATCCGCGTCGTATCGCTGACTTGCGTGCACGTGGCCTGCGCGGCGACGGGCGCGGCCCCGAGCAGCCAGGCGAGGAGCAGAAGGCCGATTGTCTTAGGCACTGACTTCCCCCATCCCCATGACGGCGCCGGCGCCCGCCGTATGGTTCATGGTGACTTGCAGCCGATAGAACTTGCCCGCCGCGGCGATGAACGGACCGAGCGTCTGCCAATTTCCCGTGGACGGATCCGAGCTCGTGGCGCTCGTCGCGGTGCCGGTGGCGACGGTGGCCTCGACGGCATGCGCCGCCGAACACCGGGCGATACTCGGCGTCGCCGTATGCGCGCTGAATTGCGAGCGCGTGAGGACGTGCACGACCCAGGTGCGCCCATCCCCCGGCACGTCGTGCGCGTCGGGCATGGATTGCGCCGTCGTCGTGCCCGAGGGCGCCGTGCGGCCCATCGTCCCGCCGTAGGCGACGGCGCTCGCCGCGGTCGAGGGCACGATGCCGCCGCCACTCATCCCGCCGCCGCCAGTGGATGGCTCGACGAGTGGGCGCGCCGCCGACCGGCCATCCCTGGTCACGGTCCGCACGATGTTCCGAGCGCTGCCGGCCATGTGGCCCCTTCCTACAATCCGCCGATGTCGCGCGCCACGAGCGTGACCGACAGGGTATCCAGATTGAGCACGTGCTCCTCGACGCGAATGAGGCGATCCGCCCAGCCAGACGCGGACATCCCCTGATACTCGTCGAGGGTGCAGTTGTCACCGTTCTCGACGTCGGTGCCGCACAGGTCCACATCGAACGTGGCGTGAATCGGCCCATCCTTCAGCCGCGTCAGCAGCTCGCCGACCACGTCATCGGCCGTGGCGCCGTCCCGCACCATCGGCAGCTCGAGGTCGTAGAGGCGCGTCTCCCCCAGGGCGGTGATCGAAGCCGTGTCTTCCTGCGCGAGCGTGTCCGCCAACCAGTCGGTCTGTGGCGGCTCACGCAGGGTCGGCGGCAAGCGGAAGGTGCTCTCTCCGGGTGATCCGACCGTGACCTCAACCAGGTGCGTCGCCGAGGCGATGTAGCGCCGCTGATACCGATACTCAATCCGGTTCGCCAGCGCATCGAAGTCCTGGTCGATGTCGAAACTGTCCTTGAGCACGTCCAGGACGTCGTTCCAGTCCTTCACGCTCGCGGCAGCCGGATCGACCATCGCCATGAACACCTGGCCGTCCTTGTTCAGCCCGAGGTCGATGTCGCAGGATCGACAGGCATCCCCGACCAGCTCCGCGATGCTGTGGAACTGCCCCTGCCAGGCGAGCAGGAAGGCGCCGAGATACCCGCCGGTGATGCGGGCTTCGGTCGCGGCCTGCACCACGTCCGTGCTGGACGACCGGAACCGCTCGTAAGGCGGGTCGCCAATCGTCGGCGTCTCCGACCAGTCGCCGGTGAGATACCCGCCCTCGACCAGCACCCACTGCACCAGGAGATGCTCGATCTGCTGGGGCAGTGACTCGATGAGATCGCCGGTGCCGTCGCCGACCGTCTCGGCGGCCTTGATGTTCAAGGTGAACGGGACCTTGCCTTCGCGCGCCGCATCCGACCGTGGGCCGCGGGCATAGATGACGGTGTAGCGATGGCCGTTGAAGTCGCGGTACATGGCCGACGTGCCGACGTGCGTGGCCCACCCGGCGAACCCCGGGATCAGGAAGTCCACGCCCTCGGTGGTCGGGGGCATCAGCTCGCGTGGGAGATCGTAGGCGTCGATCGACGCGGCGGCGTACCACTGCTCGACTTCCTTGACCGCGTGGCCGCAGACGACGTATTCATCCCAGTCGAAGCTATTCACATTCCGCCGGCCGACGAAGTGACACGGCACGACGCCCGTCGAGGCGGAGACGTCCGCATCGGACAGATGCCCGTAGGCAATCGGGATCGGCTTGCCGATCAGGTCGGGATTCCCCGGTGAGACCGCGTCATCGGACGCATTCGCCAGATTCGGGAAGTCGTCGATGTTGAACAGGCGGTGCGGGATCTGGCGGTCGCCGCTGAAGGCGCTCAGCTTGCAGCCGAAGAAGTCCTCGAGCTCCAGGCGGAACTGGAGCTGCGGGAGCAGCTTGTAGCGGCGGATGATGCCCTGCATCACGCGCCGCGGCGCGTCGCCGGCGCGCATGGCGTCGGGCGTCGAGATGTAGACGTCGCACCGTTTGTTCAGGAGCGTATTTGTGGCGGCCAGGCCGCGGAGCTCGCGATCGGTGTCACTCAACTCGATGGAGGCCGTCGCGGTTTCGTAGCCGCCGCGGTCGCGCGAGAAGCCGCGGCGGACCGTGCCGAAGCTCAGGACGCGGCCTTCCTTGAAGATGGCATCGAGCGCGAGGCTCTCTTTGCCGTAGGACCGGACATCCTCGGGGTCGTCGGTCTGCAGCTCGAGCCAGACGTACGCGGTCTCGGCGCCGCAGAGGCTGATGCCGACTTCAGGATTGGGCGATTCCACGCCGGTCGGCGTGTAGATCAGCAGGGACACGGCGATGTTGCTCGTGCTCGTGCCGCCCTTGCGGACGCGGACCGAGACAACGTCGCCGGATTCACCGAGGGGACACACGGCGCAGCGAAGAATCTGGTGAATTCGTCCACTGTTATTCACCATCTTCGCGGTTCGGAATGACGTGATCGGAACTGGCGTCGGATCACCCACACCGACTTCGAACTCTATGTCCACGTTTGAGGGACCAGATGCGACGTTCCACGCGATGCCGAATAAGTCATGCGAATCGGTGAGCGTGCCCACCGGCACCCAACTACTCCATGCCCACGGCGTCGCGCTGCCGGCGACGTCCGGCGGCGTCGTGCCGTCCGGCAATGCGCCTGCGTCGCCAGTGTGGATGTTGTCGGATTCGAGGTCGGTGAAGTACTTGATCGCGTACGTCCCTGCCTCCGCGCCAGAGGAGCGCTGCCGGGACCGCAGGCACACACGCGAGCCGGCTGGAACCGTGCGCATCGCAGACGGGAGTGCCACAACGCGCGGGAACGCCGTATCGGTGCCGACGTTCTGAATGTGATAGCGAAAGAACCCGCCGTGCGGAACCTCATCGTCCTCAGGGCCGATGCCGACTTGCACGTCTACTTGCGCAGCGACGGCACCGGGCGAGCTGTGCTCGATCAATTCCGTGATGTTGATGTCTGTCGCCGCGTTGGCGATGAACTCGATCCACGCCCCCCACGTCCAGCCACCAGACCCCGTTGTGACGGTCAGTCCGCTCGCGCCGCTCGGTGCCGTGGCGGCGATGCCGGTCGTCAGACGGGACATTAGAGAGGCTTCTCCCGGTAGGTGTACGACATATACACCTGCTGCGCGGCGCTATTGGACCGCGCGCGGCCAGACACCTTGACGCCTGAGCCGATCACGTCCAGCGGAATCATTTGCGGGTGGTAGCCGAACGCGCCATAGGACCCCGCGCCGTGTTGCCTGAACAGTGCGACGGCGCTTGGGCTCGCTCCGACGCCGAACTGACCCTCTATTTGCGTGTTACCTCCGGCGAATAACATCACGCCGTCAATGACCTGTTCTGTAGAGGTAGGGTCGAGCAACGTCGTCCATGAACCGTACGTCCACGTCGAACCGGAAGCCGTCACTAGCACGGGCATCCCCATCGACTTGATCGGCTGCGCTGACACGAGCAAGTTGCCGACGATGGGTTTCTCGTAATAGGCCGCAGAGACGAGATAGGCGGTGGCCGAGGTCGTGCTGACACGGATACGTACCGACACGCGAGAGTCGGCAGGGATGAGATCAACCGGAACGGTGAAGCAGCATTGCGGCGTCGTGAAGTCGGTCGTGAACGCCTGCCCGAACTGCGTCAGGGGAATCGTGGCGATAGGCGACTCGCTGTTGGCTGCACTGCCGGACGGTGCCACGCCAATCTGGACTTCCATGAACAGGTTCGCGTTGCTGGTCGTCCACAGCACTATCCCGGACAGTACGGCCGCAATGGCAGTCGGGTCCACGATTGTCGCCCAGCTCCCATAGACGTTTGCCGTCCCGCTCGGCGCGACGGACACGCCGCCCGCGCCGTCGGGCCAAGACTTTTCAGGATTGCTCGTCCACTGGATGGGCATCAGAGCACCGGCCCGCGCGCCACTTCTTCCAGCGCGAACGACGTCCGATGGAGCGCGGGAAAGCTCAGGACATGCGCGAAGCGCGGCTCGAGGAACCGCACGAAGCGGGCGTCGTTCACGGCCGGGTCGAGCACCACGAGCGACGCCTTCACGCGGCCCTGGCAGGCACGATGCCAGTCGCGAATCAGGGCGATGTTGGCGACGGTGTCGAGCACGTCCAGCCCCTGCAACGTCCGCCACGTCACGCCGAGGTCATACGGTGCCTTCACGAAGCCAAAGTCGGTCGGGTGCTCGATGATCGGATGGACCTCGTCATCGACGAAGCCGTAGGCGGGATTGCGCACGAGCGATCGCTTCGTGGCGTACAGCGCGATCTCGCCGATGGCCGGCGGCGCGGCGGCGCCGGTAATCGTGAACGTCCACGTCGTGGCGCTGTTCTCGGCGACCTCCGACAGATCCAGGTAGGGACACACCGAGTGCCCGTCGGTGCGGTTGGCGGGAATCGCGAGCGTCTGCTGCGCCATGCCGCCGTTGTTGTCCACCTTCACGGTGGCCCCGGCCAGGTTGTGCTGCCCGCCAAATGCGACCAGTTCGATCGTGACTTCGGGGCTGCCGAACGCCGCTTGAATGGTGACGCCCGTGCCCGACGCCGCCTTGAACGGCTTCGCGAAGAGGAGGTCGAACACGTTGTCGAGGGGATACCCGGCGGCGGCCGATCCACTCGTCAGCGACCAGGTCGCATCCGCCGCGATGTTATCGTCCGGGTACGTGTAGATGATCGTCGCCATCTACGCGCCTCCGTTGATCGCCCGCTGCATGGCGTTGCGGAAGCTCGCGCTCTGCATGATGCGGCGTGGGAGTTGGTCCGCCAGGCGGTCTTCCAGCGACTGCATCGAGTCGCCCGGCTTCAGCGGCACGAACAGCACATCCGGCTGCTGCTCTGAAAGAGCCCGGCGAATCGCGCGGAGCTCGGTGAGCGCGTTCGCCTCGCCCGAGACGCCCGCACTCCCGAACCCCAGCGGCCCCACCGTGCTGACCGTGGACAGGCCCGCCTCGAACGACCCCGATCCGAACGTGACGCGGTTGACCGCCTGCGCGATGCGGTCGTAGTCGGAGACCATCCGGTCGCTGGCGCTCGCGGCCGTCAGGGCGGCCGCCGTGAGCATCGGCGACCATTCCTTGAGGCCGCCAGGACTGCGCCCGAAGGAGACGGCATCGACCGATCGTTGCAGCAGGTCCACTTCCCGACGCATCCGTTCCGCGGCGTCGCGCCCCTCCTCGAACGGCGTCTCGTAATCCGCCGCCGCGAACAGGGTCTGCAGGTCGGAGCCCGCCTGCCAGACGGCCTTCGCCTTCAGCGCGGCGTCCTCGGCGCCCGATTCGATCGCCTCGAAGGCGTCCTCGCCCGCGCCCTGCGCGTCTTCCATCGCGCCTTCGATCTCGGTGCCGGCCGTGCCGGTCGCGGTTTGGATGGCCGCCTGGCTGGCGGCGACCTGGGCTTCGATCTCCGCGATGCGGTCGATCGCCCGCTGCTCCTCGACGCCGAAGATGCGGTTGCCGAGCTCGTCGAACTCCGGCACCTCGGTCGCGACGTAGTCCTTCAGGCTCTTGAGCTCGTCCCGCACCTTCTTCGTGAGGCCGTCCGTCCCGGTGGCCTCGAGCTTGTCTTGCCAGTCTTCCCACGCGCGCTGGATCTCGTCCGCCGTGAACCGGCCGCTCTGCACCATCGTCTCCCAGATGGTGCGCGCATCGTTCGCCGCCGCCTGCAGTTCGTCGCGCGTCTTGTAGCCGGCGGCGGCCACGCGGCCGAGCGGCGACGGATCGATCGCTTCAAGCGCCGTCTGCCAGGCCCGGAACGCCCTGGTGATTTCGCCCTGCGTGAACTGCCCGCTCGCCCGCATGCTCTCGTAGATGCGTTCGGCGGTGGCCGCTGCCGCCTCAAGCTCCGCGCGGGTCTTGAAGCCGGCACTCTCCGCCTCGCGCAATCCGGCCTTGACGTTGATGCTCACCTCGGGCGGCAACTGGTCGAGGGCCTCCTGCACGTCCTCGATGACGCCGGAGGCCTCGTCCACCGCGGTGATCGGAATCTTGTTGAGCTCGCCCTCGCCCCACTCCTCGATGCGCCGCTGCAGGTCGTCGACCTCCTCGCCGGTCTCCACGAAGCTGTAGGACATGGCCTGCGCGGCCGCGTCGGTCTTCGCGGCGAGGCCCTCGACGGCCGTGGCCGCGCTGGTGGCCGCGGCACCGATGCCGCCGATGCCGCCCACGATGCCGCCCGCCGCAGGAGGGATTTTGAGCATGCTGCCGATCAGCTCGTCCAGCTTCTCGATGAGCCGATCGACTTGCGCGGTGAGATCCTCGGCGAAGTTGAGTTGCGAGAGGTCGGTGATCTTCTGGCCGTTCTCGTCGACGAGTTCCCCCGCGTCGATGAACGCCTGGAGCATCGGGCGCATGGCGGCCGGCAACTCGGCCCCGTAGCGGATCGCGTCGTCCACGAGCTGCTGGACGTCTTCGCCCATGCCCGCGAAGATGACGCTCACGTCATCCGTGGCGGCGCTCAGGACGTTCCAGTCGTCCACCAGCTGCTTCGCGGCTTCGTCGATCTGGAGCTGCTGCACCTTCGGGCCGAGGTCTTCGAGCGCGATGCCGTAGCGTTCCGCCGCGGCCGTGACCTCGTCGAGCGACGGCACACCAGCATCAGCGATGCCGAGCAGTAAGCGCGCGTTCTCCTGGCTCAGTTCGCCCGATCGGATGAGCGCGTCCAGCATCGGCTGGAACGCGGCGGGGATTTCGATGCCGGCTCTCAGCGCCTGGTTCAACCACTCATTGAGATCGACCGCCATCCCGCCCGCGGCGGTTTGTGCGTCGAATCCGATCTTGACCAGCGCCTCGAACGTCTCCTGCAGTTTCTGCCCCTCAAAGGTAGCCATGCGGAGCCGGTCCGCCACCTTCGGCATGTCCGCCCAGGAGAGGTTGTAGCGCGCCATGCCGGACACCGCCGTCTGCACAAACCGCTCGACCATCTCGATGGCCTCGCGGTAATCCTCGGCGTCCAGCATGCGACGATTGCGAAATGGACCGGAGGCGGCCTCCAGGAAGGCAGACAAATCGACGCCCGCCAGCCGACTGAACTCGCCGATGGCCTGCAACGACCCCAGGGTCGCCTGCAGGTCCTGCAGCAGTTCGACCGCGGACGCATGCTGCGCCCGGCCCGCCCGGTACGCGGCGGCCTCGATCGCCTGCTGCGCCAACTGATATTGCCCGATGGCCCCAATGACGTTGATGAGGGCCAGCCCGAACTGCACCGACGCTTGAGCATTCAGTTGCGTGGCAATCGCCGCTTGTTTTTGCGCTTCCTCGTACTTGCCGACTTCGAGGGCCGCCTGCGAGGCCGCCGTCGCCGCGTCGGCGCCCGCCTTGGTGGCGAACGCGCCCGCGACCTGCACCGCGAGGCCCAGCGCTTGTTGCGCGAGCGCCGCGTCCTTGCTGTCATCGCCAAATTGACCGATCACCTGGGCCGCCGCGTCCAACGCGCCACTCATGCCGCCCAGGTCTGCGGTGGTGTCTCGGATGCCGGTCCGGAAGACGACCATCCGATCGGTGGCCGCTTGGCTGGCCACGGTGGCGCGGCGCATGGCCGCGTCCATCTCCACGCCGAGGGTCTGATTGAGCGTACCGAAGCTGCGCGCGGTCTCGATGCCTCCCTCTCGGAGCCGGGCCAGCGGGAGCGTGACCGCCTGGATCCGCGGCATCAGCGCGCGCAATTTCTCATCGCTGAAATCGATCTGGCGGCCCAGCGTGGTCACCGCCTCGGCCAGAAGGCCGATGCCATCGCCGGCCTGCGCACTGGCGGTCCGCATGGCCGCCGCGGTCTGCTGGATTTGCGCCCGGACCGCGTCGAGGGCCGCCGCCCCCTTCCCTTTCATCTCCGCGCCAATGCGGCCCATGCTCTCGCCCAGCGTGGCGAGGACCCGTTCAGACTCGCGCCCCGCGATGGCGACCGCCGTCGACACGCGCATCGTCTCGACAAAGCCCGCCCGCAGCTTCTCGAACATGCCGGCCAGCCCGGCCTGCCCGTTGAAGAGCGCCACGGCCTGGCCGAGATTCGTGACGTTGGTGCCGACCAGCCCGATCGCGCTGACGAGGCCCGCCGTTTCCTGCGTCCATTTGCCGGTGAACAACTCGGCAAACCCTTGCACGAGCAACCCAATGGCCTGCAGGACCAGGCCGGAGACGTCCACCGCGGCCGCGAAGGCATTCGTCACCGAGGCCTGGAACTGCGTGGCCGACAGGCTGCTCTCGTTCAGCGCCTTCGCGACGGCGTCGACCATGATGTTCACGAAGGCCGTCGCGGCCGGCAGGATGGCCGCGCCGATGCTGGTGTTCATCCGCTCCACCAACACGTTCCAGTCGCCCCGCGCGTCGTTGAACGCATCCCCGGCCACGGCGAGTTCGGTGCTGATGGTGCCGCCGAGTTGCTGGAAGCGTTCCCGCAGCGCGCCGATGTCCTCGCGCGTGAGGTTCGCCATGTCCTTGAAGCCCTTGCCGAACAGGGCCACCCCCACGGCGGCCTTGTCCGACTCGGCCGGCAGCTGCCGCAGTTTCGCGAGCACCGACTCGAACGCTTCATCGGGCCGCTGCGCGCGCAGTTGCGCCACGGACAAGCCGATCGCGTTCAGCGCCTGTTCGGTTTTCTTGCCGCCCTCCCCGAGCGAGGCCTGCAGCTTGAAGACGCTCCCCGTGATTTGCTCGACGCTGGTGCCGGTCTGCCCCGCCACGTAGCGCCACTCGGACAGCTTTTCGACGGAGATGCCCGTCTTGGTGGACAGCGTCAGCATCTCGTCGCCGAGGTCGGCTGTGCTGAGCACGGCGCTGACCAGCGCATCCTTGACCGCGCCGATCGCCGACACGACCAGATTCAGTCCCGTGGTGACGGCGCTCCAGATGGCTTGGGCCGAGAGGAAGCCGGCCAGCGTCGCGGAGAACGACTGCGCCCAGCTTTGCGTCGCCTTGTCGGCGTCCTCAATCGGCTGCTTGACGGCCTTGGTGGAGTCAGCCAGTTGCCGCATCGCGGCGGCCCCTTCCGACCCGAGGACCGTCATCTTCTGCGCCGCCGCCTCGAAGACCCGATTGGCCCGGGCGAGCTCGGCCTCGGTCAGCTTGGACACCCCGCCGACCTTCTCGATCGCCGCGGCCATGTTGACGGCCTGCTGCACGAGCTTGTCGCCCGAGAACGACGCGGCCAGCTTGTTCATGCCGGCCGTCGTGACCTGGATGCCGCTTTGGGCCTGCGCGAGCGCCGCCTGCAGGGCGTCGATATTGGCCGCGATGCGGACGGTGAGGGTAGGAGGCGCGGCCATCAGCCACCGACCTCGCTGAGGAGCGTGTCAAGGGCCGCGGCCACGCGGGACAGATGGCCCGGCGCTTCGAGTTGCGCACTGACGAGCAGGAAGGGCCGCGCCCTCATCTTCCAGGTGCCGAACTCCAGCCACAACGGCACATTGGACGAACGCCGGGGGACGTGAGCGACGTAGACCCTGACCACCCCGTTGTCTTCGTCGACCGTGATGGCGGCAGCGGTCTGGCCCGTGCGCCGCGCCACGCGCCCTCTCGCCTCGTCGGCCACGCGCCGACCCGTGGCGAGCGACACTTCGCGCAGCCGCGGCTGGGCTTCGCTGCCGAGCCGCCGCAGTGCCGCCAGCACCGGACCGGTGTCGATGTCCGCGCGCAGGGTCATGCGCGGTTCGCCTTCGCGACCTTCTTGCGGGCCATCTGGACCTCCAGGTCGATCTCCTGAATCAGCGCCACCATCGGATGCTCTTTCGCGAGGTCGAATTGTTCCTCGGGCTTGGCCTGCTGATACGCCCGACGCGCCGCCGCAAACGACCGGCAGTCCATCACCTCGAACATCAACGTCGCGCACTCATCGGCCACCAGCGCCGCGTCGAACGTGTCCAACTCCGGGTCCACCGCGTCGAGCGCCTCCCGCACCGGGATCTGAAACTCCTCGCAAAGTCGGCTGACGATCCACGCGAGCGGCGCCGGCGCCTGGTCCTCTAGGCAGGCCCAGAGGACGCGGAGCCGTTTTTTCGGTCGTCGCCCTCCTCCAGATCGAAGAGCTTTGGGGCCGTCAGCCGCAGGATTTCCCGCGCGAGATGCTCCGCCGTTTCCTGGTCCAGATCCGCGAGGGCGTCCGGCGTCAGCGGTTCGTCGTACGTCCACGCCTTGAGCCCGTACTGCAGGAGCGTGTCGACGTCGAACTGCAGCAGCGGATCCTTGGCGGCCTTCGTGAGCGCCGCCGCGTCGTCCGACTTCTTCGACGTGAAGCCGGCAATCTCCTGCTGCCAGCGCTCGCCGAACTGCGCGCGGATGTCCGACATCAGCGTGGCCGTCTGCTGCTTGCTGGCCGTGATGAGATGGCGCCGCGGCAGTTTCTGCAGCAGCGCCGTGTGCGGCGGATCGTGCGGGATCTCCACCGTCTTCTGGACCCGCGAGGCGAACACCATGATTCCCTCCTCACTGGCGCCGGGCTGCGACGGCTGGGTCGTCAACCCCGGCGTCGTGACCGTCTCGTGACTTAGCCGCCCTGGCGCGTGTGCACGCTCGGCCCGGCCGACAGCAGCACCACGCGGAAGCGCGTGATCGCCTTGACCTTGCCCAGCCGCTGATACGACTTGATGTGGACCGGCACGGAGGACGTGCTCGGCGGGCTGCCGGCCGTCCACGTCACCAGCAGCGTGTACGGGTCGGTGTTCGGGCCGCTGATGGTGCCGAACACGTCATCTGGCCCGTTGTCCTCGTCCTCGAAGAACCCTTCCAGCGTGATGTCGGCCTGGTTCGAGATGCCGACCATGAGGTTCTGGACGTGCGTGTGGCCGTAGGCCGTGCCGTCCTCGGACATGCCCTCGTCGCCGACCGGGACGTCCGACAGAATCCACTGCGAGATGTCCGGGAGCGGGCTGGTACCCTGCGGCCCGAACTGAATGACAATGTCAGGGGATGCCGACTTCATTGCGTGTCTCCTCTCCGTGGGTGCTGACGCACCCGGCCATCTGGTCGAGTAACCGACGCAGACCCACCGTCTGCGCCAGGGTGCGCCGCGCCAGATCAGCGGCGAGTGCTGAATCGCTCTCGTAAATCCAGGCCATTGCCTGCGGTTCCAATCGCCGCATCCGTTGTGCCCATTCCTTGGCGATGGCTTGCTGCGTCGTCATGCCCATCGGGTTACTAGATCTCGTCGTCCTCGGCCGGTGGCACTGTCAGCACGTCAAAGTCGAACCCACAGACGCCGCAGACATCGTGCACCGGCCCGAAGGTCATCGACCGCCGCCGCGCGGCGTAGCCAGCATCGCAGCGTGGACACCGCTCATCCGTGGGCACCGGCGGCGGATCGGTGAGCACGATGCGCGGATCGCTCACGCCACCGCCTCCAGCACGTAGTCGGTGAGCAGCACCAGCTCGTGCACCTTCAGCCCCCGCAGTTCTTCGTCGTTGAACCGGAACAGCTCGGGCTCCGGCAATGGCGTCCCGCTGATCACGGTGTAGCCGTCAGCCGTCAGCGGCGTGTCACTCCAAAGCAGCTCGACGATCCGCGCCATCGCCAACTGCGCGTCGCGCACCGTGCCGCCGTCCGACTGGAAGACATGCACGCGCAGTTGCAGGCCGGGCCGTCCGCCACGGCCGGGCCGCGAGTGAAACCCGCCGAAGGCCTGGTCGTTGCGGAGCTCGAGCCACGCAAACGGAAACGACGGGTTCGGCGGCACGTCGAACCAGACGCCGCCCGGCAGCAGGCCCCCGAGCGTCGAGTCGAGCGCCAGCACCCTGTAGAGCGCATCGCTGAGCGACAGGAGCGGATCGACGTAGGGCATCGTTAGTCCACGCAGTCCAGGACCATGAACCGGCTGTCTTCACGGAGCACGCCGGTGATCTCCAGGACCTGCTCGGGCGCCCCCTCGGGATACCGCGGCGTCCAGCGCACGCGCATGTCGTCGGTCACATCGGGCCGGAGATGCGTGCGGAAGCGATAGAGCGTGCTGGAGGCCAGCGCGGGGATCGCCGCGGCGGCTAGGCGTTCGGTGGCACTGATCGCCATCGCTTCGGCCGGCAGGGCGACCAGCTCAGACCAGCTCAGTTTGCGATTCCCCTGCGCGTCGGACAGATAGGTGACCGTGATGGTGCCGGTCGCCGGAGAACTCGGGGAACCGGAGACCTGATAGCTGAACGACGTCGCGCTGAGCACCGTCACCTTGACCTTGGCCGCGTTGTAGGCGGCCTCGTTGGCACCCGCCACCTGCACGTAGTCGCCGTTCTGGAAGCCGTGCGCGGTTGGCGCGGTCGAGGCCGTCGCCGTCGTCAGCGTGCGCGTCAGCGACGCGACGGCGATCGGATCGGGGGCGCTCTCCTCGATCACGATCCGCTCGAACATCTTGCCGACGGTGCCTCGGGTCGCCATCGTCGTCTCTACGCCAGAGAGGGAGGCCGGAACCGCCGGAGCGCGTTGGTCACCCACGGCGACAGGTAGCCGTCGGTGGCGTTCGGGCCCTCGTCACCCGGGTCATCGCCGCGGAACCGCCAGAGCTCGCCGAGCTGATACAGGATCGCCGTGTGGACGACCAGCGGCACCGTGTCCTCATCCCAGATCGGCGGCGAGGCTTCGGAGTAGCCGAGGTAGTCGAGGATCAGCGCTTCGGCCTGCGCCATCTTCAGGAGCAGGTCGCTCTCTTCCTCCGTCGCCGGAGAGACGCTCGCCGTGAAGAACTTGAGGTGCGCCTTGGCTTGCGCCAGCGTGACGAGCGCCATAGGTCCTCAGTGGTAGTGTGTCGCGATCCACGGATACCGCTGCTGCACCTGTCGTTGCCACGGGTCGCGATGGCCGTGGAAGACCACGACCCTGGCATCCGGCGGCAGCCGCTGCGCATGCTGGAGGTGGTTGTGGAAGCTGTAGACGCCGTCGCCCTTGGTCCAGCGCACCTCGTGCGGGCCGAGGCAGTAGCTGATCCAGCCCTGGTCGCTGCCGAAGTGCCCGACCGCGCGCGCCTGCCGCGGCGAGGTGACCGGATCGAACGACGTCCACACGTGCGGCCGCGCCCCGGCCGTCATCAGCACCATTGACCCGTTGTAGAACGTGCGCGGGTTGGTGTCTCCCCAGATGACAAAATCCTCGGGGCGGTCAAAGACCGGCGTGAGGTCGGCGGTGATGACCAGATCGAGGTCGAGCGACACGAACCTCGGCCCGAACACGGCCGCGATGTCCGGCGCATACATCCGCAACCGCCGATAGCAGCTGGGGTTGCGCGCCCCGGTTGGCGCGGGCAGGTCTGCGAAATCCTTCCAGTCCGGCACGATCTCGATGTCAGGGTCGATCCCCGTCGCGTCGTCGGTCACGCACACGAACCGATGCGGTGCCGGATAATGCCGCGCCACCATCCGCCGCAGCACGTTCACCGTCGCCGGCCCGAACGTCGAGCGATACCCTGGCTTGGGCGCCCACTTCCACGTCACGACGGTCAACGGCGTCATGCCGTCACCTCGTGTGGACAATTCAATGAAATAACTTCGTGATACGGAAATGACAACGTCGTCGGCCGCGATCCCTTCGGCAGGCCAGCCACCAACGCATGCAGCGCCGCATCCGCCGGTTGCTTGCGCGCGTACCGCTGCGTCGAGGAGTCGCCATCGAACTCGTGGCGCACGAGCACATCGGTGAGCAGTCGCAGCGGCGCCATCGCCGCCACGCGACGCCGGAAGTAGCCATCGGTGCCGTAGAACCCGGACAACCGCTCGTCATACCCGCCGATCTGCCAGAAGAGCGCCCGCGTCAGGAAGTAGCTGGCCGAGTGCGGATGAATCGCCGCGCCCGTCGATTCCCGTCGCGAGAACACATACGCCACCGCCGGATCGTGCGCGCCATGCACCAGGCGCGCGGCCGTCTCGACCGGCAGCACGTGGTCCATGTCGGTCAGCACCACCCACCCGTCGGCGGCGTGATGCGCGCCGATGTTGCGCGCCGCGAGCCAGTTCCAGCGCACGTCCACCCCGATCCGAAAGAGCCGGATCGGAAACGGCCGGACCTCCGGCAGCTGCGCCGGCACCGGCGAGCCGTCATCGACGACCACCGCCGACAGGTGCGCGCGCAGCGCGGCGGGATACTGGCCCCAGCCGGCAATCTGCCGCGCCAGAAAATCGGCGTTCTCGTAGTAGGGCAGCACGACCGTCACCGGCTTCGGCTGGTCCGCCGTCCGCACGCGCACGAGCGGCACGCCCGTCGCCCACGTCATGACACGACCCACAGGAACGACGGCGTTGCGTCGCGCGTCAGGAGAAACCACGGCGCGATCCCACGTTCGGCGACAAATGCATCGACCGCCTGCTTCACCTGGATAAACGGCTTGGATGCCGGTGGCACGCGATAGTCGTGCCCGGCCAGGAGGCCGCCCGGCTTCACCTTCGCGGTCCACAGCTCGAGGTCCTCCCGCACGAACGGCGCCTCGTGATTGCCGTCGATGTAGCAGACCCCGAGCGATCCGTCCGGCACGCGCGCGGCGGCCGCACGCGAATCCATCCGGAGCAGCGTGCAGTCGTAGGGCGCGAGCCGACGCCGCGCTTCGGCGTACGCCATCTCGGTCAGCACATGATCGTTCTTCTTTTCCCGGTAGGCCGCATACGGCGCCCACGGGTCGATCGCCGTCCACGTCACGCCTGCCCGGCAGAACAATTCCGAGTAGGCGCCCTTCCAGACGCCGACCTCGGCCCCCGTCTGCACCCCGAGCGCGCGGCAGAGCGCCGGCAGCTCGGCGCGCGCGGCCGGCAGGCGAATCGGCAGCGGGCCGCCGAGCTCCACGCGATACCGCGCCGCGATCTGCTGGGCCGTCGTCATGCGGCCCCCCACAGCGGCGCCATCCACGGATGCTGCGCGACCGCCAGATGGTTCTTCGGCACCTTCACGAGCACGACCTTCGCGGGGTCGGCCGGCGCGGCGCCGCCCAGTTCGCTGAGCCGCGGGAACCACGCCCGCGGCCAGGTCGCGGCCTCGGGCCGCCGCTCGCCGATCCAGTCCTGGTCCCCGGAGAGCCGCGACGCCACGGCCGGCGTCCAGTCCGTGTACAGGTCGGTCTGCGTGCCGCCGTCCCACGCCATGACGGAGCTATTGACGCGCCGCACGATGGCACGGCCGAACGCGTCACGCGCCCTGGCGCGCGCCTGTGCCGGCGGATCGGCCGTGATGACGAACGGGGCGGCCGCGTCCAGCAGCGTCCGCAGCGGGGCCACGAGGAGCACGTCCAGGTCGAGGGACAGCACGCGCCCGGACCACGCCCGAGCCGGATTGAACAGCTCGAGCTTCGTCCACGGCGCGAACCCGGCGAGTTTGGTGACCGGCACCGCCTCGATGGGCGACGCGAGGAGCCACGGCCGGTCGGTCAGGCAGACGAAGCGGACCGGCGGATCCGCCCAGCGCGTGACCATCCCATGCAGCCGGCGCACGTACTCCGCCGTGTAGGGATACTCGCCCTGCACCCACACGCACGCGACGGTCAGTGACGGGTCAGGATGACGGACCATTCCCGCTCCGGGATCTGCCGCACCACCGAGGGCGGCGGGTGCACGTCGAATCCGGCCTGCCGGAGTCGCTGCTTCCACCAGGCATCCGGCTTGATGATGAGATGCGCGTTGCGCCCATCGGCCAGCACCTTGTTCGTCTTCTTCGTGGAGATGACCGCGAAGACGACCTTGTGCGCCAGACTTCTGATGTGCTCGAGCACGGCCGCCAGTCGGTCCTTCTCGATGTGCTCGAGCACGTCGGTCACGTTCACGAAGTCCGCCGGCGCGGGCAGCTGGTCCACGCCCGGCATGGCCGGGTCGTATTCCGCGATCTGGATGTCGCCCAGATACGGCGACGCCCGGAGCGCCTTCGCCAGACTGCCTTCGCCGCTGCCGTAATCCAGGATGCTGCGCGCGTGATAGGCCATCGCAATCTGCAGCACGATGCCGGCCCACTTATCACCGCGCCCGCCGTACCCACGCGGCGCGTCGTGCAGGAGGCGCTGCATCTTGAGGTAGCCGGGCGAAATCAGATCATCCAGAGCCACCATCAGACGAACGCCTCCAGCGGCTGGCGCTCGAAGCCCGGCACGCGCGAGATCGGCGACACGTTCACGATGCGGACACCCTTCGCCTTGGCGTCCTCGGCCAGCGACGGCAGGACCGACAGGTGCCGCTGAAAATCCGACTCGGGCGGATTCGGCAGGTAGTGCGGCCATTCCCCGTTAAACCAGCGCCCGCCGACCATGTCGTAGCCGAGCACGACGATCTCGGTGCACCCGAACAGGATGGCCAGGTTGATCGCGCTCGTGCCGGCGTCGTAGCCCGCCACCATCGTCGGATTGGTGCTCCAGGCGGTGTGCTCGAGGGTGCGCCAGACGCGTTTCGCGTGCGGCGGAAATACCTCGTGCCCGCGGCCCCGCACCACGATGTGGTCCCCGCGAAATGCCCGCAGGAGCGGCGGCGCCACGTCGGCCGGTCGTTCGCCGGCGAAGAACAGCACGTCCGCATCGGGACGAAGCAACACGCCGTGCTTCACCGCAATCACGCGGCCGTTGAGATGCGGCACGACGGCGCGCTGCGCCTTCACGCTCTCGCCGCCGCAGATCACGAAGCACCGCTCGCCGGTCCACACGCGCGGGACTGACCAGAGCGCCGGCGGCGTCCAGGTGGCGACGGTCATGCGACCGCCTTGTCGCGCTCGGTCACGATCATCGGCTCCCCCTTCAGATGCTTCTTCCAGAAGAGGCCGAGGTGCCCGAGGTCGATCGCCTGCACCCCGTGGGCGCACAGGTCGACGGCCATCACCGTCGCCGTCGGACCTAGGCACAGCAGCGCGCGCGTCGGCCGATGCGCCATGACCTGGGTGAACAGATCCCGATACGACCGCCACGCGTTGACGGCCGGCCCGACCACCTCGGTGACGCGCGCCGCGCCGCAGAGGTCCCCGGCGGTGAACGACCGCGCGCCCCCGCGCACGAGCAACACGTCCTGCCCGAGCCAGAGCTGTGCGAGCGTGCCCCAATAGGTCGGCGTGTCAATCCAGGGCGCGGAATCGGGACGCGTGACGAACGCGCTGGCGTACTCCCGCTCCTTGAGCAGGCCGACATGCCGCGCGAATGGCTGCCAGAAGGCCGCCTTGGGCGTCTGGGCGCGCAGATTCGGGAGGCCGACGAGGCAGTGCCCCGACGATCGCAGAATGCCTCTCAGGCGCCCACGGAGCGCCGGATCGGCCTCCTGCGCCTTGGCAGGCACCCCATCGCACAGATGCAGCTCGCCATCGCCGTAGCGCGCCAGGCTCCGCCCGCTGAGGACCAGGTCGAGCGTGTCCATCTCGCTGAGGACGGTCGGCCACTGGGTCATGCCAGGGCCTCCCGGAGCGGCTGACAGGGGAAGTGCTCGAGCGCCGTGCGGCGCGTGCAGTTGATGACGGCCACGCCGGCGGCCTTCAGCGGCGCGACCATCTGGCCGAACTGCTCGCGAAACAGCCGGTAGGGCGATCCGCCGCGCAACGGCCGCGGATGATTCCCGAAGAAATGCTCCGGCATGCCGGCGCGCGACACCCCCATGTCGTAGCCGAGCAGCAGGATGCGCGCGGCGCCGAAGTGCACGGCCAGGTTGACCGCCGCCGCGCCGGAGTTGCAGCCCGTCTTCAGGCCCGTGGGGTCGGTTTCAATCCCGGCCGCGCCCGTGCTGCGCAGGACGTGCACATCCGGCCACTTGCCCACGGCCGACCGCGAGAGGCAATACTTCAGCCCGGTGAACGACGGCACGCCGTGATGCACGCGCCACCACTCGGTGTCGCTCGCCATCAAGGCGGCGGCGAAGGGGGCGTAGCGATACGCATCGTTCACGGCAATCACCGTCGCTCGACCCTCACAGAACCGAGCATCGTCCTCGGTCAGACTCGGCCCTGACGCGAGACAGACCACCGTGCCACCCGGGCACAACCTGGGGACGACCACCACCGGCATCGGAGGACGCTGCGCATTCCGCCGACGAGCCTGCGCGACGGTCATCAATAGCCCGACCTCCCCTGCGGCCCCTGGTCGCCTTTCGGCCCGCGGTCCCCCGGATCGCCCTTGATCCCCTGCTTACCTTCGCGGCCCGCCTTGACGGCCAGGCGCCACCCGGTGGGCCCCTCGCCGGGCTTCTCGCTCGTCTCCCGCTGGGCGATCCAGAACGACCCGGCCCACGTCACGCCGTCGCCGGCCTGATATGTCTGGCCGGTCTTGTAGACGCCGCGATCGAGCACCACCGGGAAGGTCAGCGTACCGCCGGGCACCAACTCGCCGGTCGCCTTGAAGACACACTGCACCGTCCGGAAGTCCTCGGCCTGTCGGAGCTCGATGCCCTCGAGCGAGCCGTTCAGCCCGGGCGCCCCGTCTGTGCCGTCGAGTCCGTCTCGCCCCGGGGCGCCGGCGTCACCGTGGGGGCCCGCCGGCCCCGCGGGTCCCTCCGACCCTGGCGGGCCCGGCGCACCAGGCGCCCCCGCCTCACCAGGGAGACCCGGGTCACCGGGGGGACCAGCCGGCCCCCGCTCGCCGGCGCCGCCGGCGGGCCCAGCGTCCCCGGGGTCGCCCTTCGGCCCACGGTCGCCCGGGTCGCCCTTCGGTCCAGGCATCCCGTCGCGGCCATCCCGCGGCCCGAGCGCGACCTTGGCTTCGAGCGCCGCAATGCGGACGAGCAGCGGCGCGACCGCGGCGCGAATCGCCGCGACGATCAGTTCCGCTCGAGCTTCAGGATCACGGTGCATAGTCGAGCGCTGCGACTTTCGTCCAGAGGGCGGTGGCGAATTTCGCCTCGTCGCCGTCGTCGCCCTCATCCGGAGCGGGCGCTGGCGCCGGCGACGTCGGCGGCACCGGAATGTCCCGTTCCGCCAACTGCCGGATCGGCCAGTACTGCTGCTGGAGATACGGCGTGTCGCCGCCCTCGACGGGCTTCTGATTCACGCGCTTGCGGGCTTCGTTTGGCGCGGCAATGCCGGCGCCCACGCCCGCCGCCAGCGTCGTGACCATCGTGGCGCTGTCCATCCGGAGGAGATCGTCGAGGTCGAACTCGGTCCCGAGCGTGCGCCCTTCGATCTTGCCGGCCGTCAGGCCCAGGCCTTCATCCAGGAGCAGCTCGATCGACTCGATCAGCTCCTGCAGACACTGCGAGTAATACGCCTGGGTGAGCGCCTCGATGTTGTTGTAGGCCGGCGGCGGCGCCGCACCGACCAGGTAGGCCGGCACGTGATAGGCCGCGGCCACCGCTTCGGCCGTCTTCTGCCACTGCTCGACGACCTGCGACTCCTGCGCCTTGAAGGTCATCGGTTCGAACTTGAGCCCGTCACCGAGCACCGCCGTGCGGCCGCGGTTGTCCGTGCCGTAGTTCGTTTCCCAGGTTTCCTTGATGCGGTCCGCCACCTCCTGGCTGATGGCGCCAGGGGCGGTCAGGATGCCGCCCGGTGTCGAGTTGTTCTCAAAGAACAACGCCGAGTCGGTCTGAATCTTGAGGCCGAGCGTCGCGGCCAGACCGCACGCGTGGATCGGCGACAGGCCGCAGAGCGGGTGATACAGCGCGTGCATCGTGTCGTGGATGATCTCGCTGGCCGGCGCGGTCCGCTGCTCCGGCAGCAGCGCCAGATCATCCCGAATCAGCTCGTAGTAGACCTCGCCATTGGGCGCGACGAGCACCCGCACGCGGGTCGGGTCGAGCACGTAGAGCGCCGACACGTTCGTGCGCTCGTTGCGCTCCTTCAGCACGTAGGTGTTGCCGTAGACGAGCTTCGAGGTCAGCCAGCCCTTGAAGAATTGGATCCGCGTCTGGAAGTGATTGGGCTTGCGCAGCACCGGCGAGTAGGCCGGCGAGTCGGTCTCCGTCCAGATCCCATCGCGGTCCAGTTCGACGAGCCGCAGGCGCATCTTCGCGATGTCCGACGCGATGAGGCTGATACACGCGAACACGGTCGGGTGCGTGAGCACGTTCGCCAGGCGCACCTCGACGTTGTCCTGCCAGGCGCCCGGCCACGCTTCCCGCACGACCGGAAACCAGCCGCCCATCCAGCTCCCGGACGTCGTCGTCGGCACCGGCGAGAGCGACGGCACCGCCTTCGTGCGCTGGATGGTCAGGCCGAAGAGCTGCATCAGCCCTCCGCCTGCAGATCGCGCCGGCGATAACGCCGCTTCGATCGCGGAGGCGACGGCGCCGCGGACGCCGGCTCGACGTAGTCGGCCTTGCCGGCATATTTGAGGGCGAGCGCTTCGACGGGACCGGCCTCGATCCGATCGCCTGGGCGCAGGGCGCGCCCGTGGAATTCGAACGCGACGCGGACGGACATGGGCACGAGCTGAATCATGGGCAGGACCGAAAACCAGGACGCGGCGCCTCGACACCACGAGGCCCCGCGTCCCGTCAAACGGGCGACCTACGCCGCCCAGTTCACGCCTTCCAGATACGCCACCGCCTCGACGCGCCGCCGCGCCCAGTTGATGTAGCGCTCGGCGCGCAGCGCGACGCTGTTGGTTTGGAACATCGAGACGACTTGCGTGGGCACCGGCGCCAGCGGCGATCCGGACGCGCTCGCATTCGTCGGCGCATCGTCCATCTGCAGCGACGCCTCCCGGCTGGCATCGATCACCACCTGGCCGTCATCCGACAGGTAGATGTCGGACGCGTTGACCAGGATGACGATGTGATTGTCCGGGCTGCCCGACACGGCGACGTGCTCGGAGACGATCACCGGCAGCCCTTCGAAGGTCCCGCCCATCATCGTGATGGTGGGGAATTCCTTCTGGCCGAGCGCGTTGCGCATCAGCGAGAGCTGCAGCGCCGTCGTGGCCGACATGATCCAGACGCCATTGGCCGGCGTCAGATTGGCCGCGATGAACGTGCTGAAGATCGCTGCGATGTCGGCGCGCACCGCCGCCGCATCGGTGCCCGACGAGGCGATCGGCGAGATGCCGTTGGTGATCGAGGCCGGCGACACGTTCGCCACGGCGGCCTTGTTCGGGTTCACGAAGTCGATGTCGAGCCGCGCCACGAGGGCGCCGCGCAGCGCATCGCGCACCAGGGCCTCGGCCGACGGCGACGAGAACCGCACGAGCTCGTCACTGAGGACCGCGATATTGGCGACCTTCGCCCAGGTGAGCAGCGTCGGCGCGAAGTCGAAGGACGTGAGCGGCTTCGGCTGCCCCTGGCCCACCCAGTACCCCTCACCCCCGCTCGTCTGACCGATGATGCGGATGTTGAACGGCACCGGCCGCAACGCGGGAATCCCGTTGGTGCCGAACTTGCCGATGATGGTCGCCGGGCGCAGGTACTCGATGAAGTCGCCGGTGAAGTTCGTGTAGTCGACGAGCGCCCCGGCCCACTGCGGGTCGGTCGTGGTGCCCGCCGCGACCGCCGACTTCAGCACGGTGGCGATGCGCGTCATGTCGGGGTACCGGGCCTTGGCGATCTCGACCGCCTGCGACGTGTTGCCTCGGGCCGCCGCGAGGCACATGACGTACCGCGCGAACTCGATGCCGGGCGGCAGCGTGTCCTTCACGGTGATGACGGGCGTGCGCGAGGCCGCGCCCTGCTCCGGTGTGCCACCCGTGACCGGCGCCGCCATCTGCCGGTTCGTCTGCTCGAGCGCGCGCAGGTCCACGAGCTCGTCGTCGATGGCCTTGATCTCCTGCGTCAGCGTCTCGAACGACTCGCGCTCGGCCGCGTCCTTGGTGCGCCCTTCGCTGGACGCCTTCTCCTGCAGGCTGTCGCGCTCGGCGACCTTCGCAGCCCGCGTGTGCTCGAAACTCGTGATTTGTTCGGCGTAGGGTTTCATCGCACTGCCGTGTCCTCGTGACCCCGGAGCGCCGGGTAGAACTGAGACGACGCGGCGGCCCCCAGGCGCGGCGGCCGACGTGTCGCATTGCTTGACGGTTTGAATGGAGGCGTCCGCGTTCGCCGGAATCGTGACGGCCGACAACTCCAGCCATTCCCACGCCGGAAAGCGCAGGCCGCTCGTGCCCTTGATGGGTTCGGGGTCCGCGGTCGGACGAAACCCCACGCTCAGGCCGCGCACCAGGCGGGCCTTGATCAGCGCCCAGATTTCATCGATCCGCGGGAGGACGTTCTTCGCAATCTGCGCGCGAATCTCGATGCCGCTGGCGGACACCTTGGCGGCCAGCACCTGGCCGATCGGTTCGTCGGCGCGGTGCTGCCAGAGCAAGGGCAACGGCAGACGGAACTCGGCCCCTGTGGGCTCCAGCACGTCACCGACCCGATCGGTCAGCGGCGAGCTGGCGATCCCGGCGATGATGCGCTCGTCATCATCGATGCTTTTGATGTCGAGAAGGGAATAGGCGCGATCCACGCTGCCTGCCACGGTGGCAGGTTGGCGCAAAATCGCCTATTTATTAGGAGAAAAATCCTACGTCATCCGCAGCATCAGCCACGAGCGGACTAGTGCGGCGACGGATTTCTCCTCTCGCTTCGCGATGGTGACCAGGCGGTCATGGAAGGACGCCGGGACATAGGTCGACACGCGTGACCCATCACGTTCGTCGACGCACACCGTCCGCGGGCGACCGCGACGACGCATCAGCACGGTCACCGTGGGCTCGCCAGGGGGAGTCTTCGCCATCGGGCTACCTCCGCAGCACCAGCACCTGATACTGCGGCGGCGGCGCCAACGCCCCCGCCGCAATCGCATCCGTCCGCGCTTCTGAACTCAGGACCGCCGCCACCGCCGCGTCAATCTTGAACGGGGAATCCGGTCGGTCTTTCTGAATCGTCCAGAGCGCTTCCCCCTGCTCATCTCGCACGCCCAACAGCCGCTTGTGCGCGTGGCCCAGATGCCGCGTCAGCCCCGCATCCCCGGCGTGCGACACGCTGCCGTCGATCAGGGCGTTGCGGTAGGCCCTGACGGCGTAGCCCATGACCTTGGGCCGGTTCGTCCACCACTCCGTCACGCGCTCCTTGCCGTAGGTGCCGATCCAGGTCGCGACGGTTTCCTCCCAATACGGCGGGTCGGCGTAGAACCGCCGCACCTGGTAGGTCTCGAAGGCGTGCGCCACGGCGGCGTCCACGTCCGCCTTCGGCACTTCCCAGGTCTTGACGAACTCGGGCCGCTCCCAGAGCCCGAGGACGAACTGGAACCCGGAGTCCATCTCCGTGCCGATGAGCGCGGTGGAGTCGTAATACCGCGCCCCATCAAAGCCCAGCGCAATCGCCGCGCCCTTCGCCACCACGCGCCCCGGCTGCGCCAGCGCCGCCCACCGCGTCATGTCGAACGCTTTCTCTGAACTCTGCACGAGCCGATTCAGCCAGACGCGCTCGAGATACGCCGGGTCGGCCGTGGGATCCTGCCACTGCTCCACGATCGTGCCGATGTCGGACCAGCTCGCCACCGGCCCCGACGCTTCGCGGACCGCGGCCGTCAATCCGGCCTTCGTGCTCAGGTCGTGGCCATCGCTCGCTTGCCGGTGGAAGAAGAACAGCCGCGGGTCTTGAATCTTCCCGTCGGCAATCTGCCGCGCATACTGCATCGTGTCCTCGGCGATGCTGCCTTCCCCTGGGGCCGGGGCCGTCGTCGTCTCCAGACTCCAGGCGTCGGCCTTCATCCGCTTGGGAATGTTCGCCATCATCGTCCGGTGCGCCGCCTTGAGGCGAGGCAGCACCATCCGATGCACTTCATCGAACACCTGAAACGTGGTCCGTGCGCCGTCGGTGCCGTTCGGGGACGTCGCGAGCGGCACGCACTTCCCATCGCCACCCTTCCGCATCACCCGCTCCAGCCCGATGTCGAAGTCGTTCCCGAGCGCGCAGTTCTCCAGGATGACCCGCACCGCGCCGTAGCACAGCTCCTCGACCTGTTCCTCGGTGTAGGCCACCATCGGGATGTACGGGTCGGTCACGCCCCGACCGATCGGCCGGCCCTTCCGGTCGAACCCGTCGCACCGCACCGGGCCGTGGGGATGCAACTCGCAAATCGCAATCCACGCGGCCAGCTCGGTCTTCGAGCTCCCCTTGCGCAGCGAGATCGCCACCCGCTTAAACCGCCGCCGGCCCGCCTGCGAGTGGCCCTTCGGGAAGACCTCATACATCCGGTAGACGAGGCCACGCTTCTCGTCGTCCAACTGCGCCGGCTCACCCCGCAGATCGCCTGGCCCGTGGACCAGATGCGCCTCGATGAACTGGCAGACGTGCGGGCCGAGTGTCGGCCACGGCGTGTCTTCCAGCTCGGGGACGGACAGCACGCTCATGTCACCGCCCGCAGCACGCGTCGCGGATCGCGGGTCGCCGTCCCAGCCGGTGCCGGCATCCTCTTGGTGCGACGGCGCTCCGCTTCGGACACCTTCTCGATTTGCCACTGTAACCGACGCCGATCCAGTGGCGTCAGCCCAAAACATTGCCTTTGAAGTCGGATTTCCGCCGCCAGCGCGACCTCGCCGTAGTTGAACCGATCCACGAGCTGCGCCACCAACAGCAGCCCCGGCACGTCGGCCGCGATGAACTCCGACGCCATCGGCGACTCCCACACCTTCGACCAGAACCAGACGGTGTCTGGGTGCCACGCCGGACCGTCAGGCCCACGCCGCGGCAGCGGCGGCCGCCGGACCCGCCTGGCCCCACTCGCCAGCGTCAAGGTCGCCGCCGTCGTCACGCGATTCGTCCGCTGCCGCAGCTTCGGATCTTTCGGAGGAGGTCCGGGCATCTCGACCGGCCTTTCTAGCCCTGCTCACCAATCCACATCTCGTAGAGAACGTTTCCGACCTCCGACACGGTTTTTGGACGCCCTCGATGGACCTTTCGGCTCACCCCCCCGGGGTCCCCCCGTGCTGCCGTCGCGTCTTGGCCGCGTGACACGCCGCGCACAGCAACTGGATACGCTGCGGGTCCTCGACCGCGGCCCGATGCTGCCGCTCGTGCGGTGTCAACGGGGGCTCATGGTCATGGTGCAACGAGTCGAACGTCAGCACACCGTCCGCCTTGCATCGGCTGTCACTCGTCTGAGGTCCGGTCGGCAGCGTCGCCCCACAGACGGGCGGGATGTCCTGCTCGAGCAGGAGGTTTCGGAAGTGTGGCTTGAATGTGTTGTGCCAGTGTGACGTGAAGCCACGCTGATGCGCGGTGCCTCGGGTGCGCTCCTTGGCCTGGGCGTGCGCGGGGCAGCGACCGCGTGTGACGAGGCGAGGGCAGCCGCGCTCCAGACAGATCGGCATGGTGTCAGAGTTCAGGAGTCATGGGAACAACGGCGCCCGCGGGTCATCCAGTGCATCGACCTCACGCAGCCTCGGCGGTCTCGGCGGTCGCACCTTGAGCCCGCGTTCGACGTGACCGCCCTCGGCCACGGTGACGGCGACGGCCAGGGCGGACCAGACATCGCCCGTGACGCCGTAGACCCTGCCTGGTGCCTTGCGGGTGCCGGGCTGACCGAACCGATCGATCAGCGCGGCGCGGATGTTGGGGTCCTTCGCGCGCATCGAGCGACACAGGTGCATCTTGACCTCGCCGCGTGGCACACGCGCCACGCCGGCCGCGTCGTACGAACACCAGGCCTCGGCGAAGCGGCCCGACCAGAAGACGGTCTCAAAGACGTCTTCGCCGACCGCCATCCCGAACGATTCGATTTTCTCGATGCAAACCTGGTCGACCCATCGCCCGCCGCGGTTCTCTGCGGCGACCCGGTAGATCCTGGCCAGCACGGTCTCGTTCGCCTCCTTGGCGTGCTCGAGGAGAGGGCGCTCGAGCACGTTGCGGCGGGTCATGGGGTCGCGTTCGTGCACGTAGAGCACATACGCAGACGCGGTCGGTCCCGGGTCGATTGCGAGCAGGCGGGTCATGACGCGGCGTGCTCCTCGTCGGCGGTGACCAGCGCGGTGTCGCGCTCGCCGCTGACGTCCTCGCCGGGACAGTCGCTGCCGATGCGCAGACCCGGCACCCAGAAGTCGACCGGATGCGCCTGGAGCATCATCCCGCACAGGGTGCAGTGCTGGCGCTCTTCGCCGGGCGGCGGGTCGTCGGCGACGTGCATCGACGCGAGGACCGCCGGCAGCGCGACGTTGTGGAGCTGCGTCGCGTCGAGGATCGCGGCCTCGGATCGCTTCACATACTCGGCGAGCTCGTGACGCTGCGCGTGCGCCAGCGCGTCAAGCTGCTCGCGCGTGAGGATCCAGCCGAAGCGCTTTAGGCGCTCGATCAGCGCCGGCGTGTTCGCCTCGCGGTCGGCCTGCAGCATCGCGTTGCGGTCGGCCTCCTGGTCGGCGACAGAGAACGGCAGCGACGGCTGTCCGGTGCCGCTGCTGATCTCGGCGACGAGGGTCTGCAGGCGCGTGTTCGCGGCGTCGACCTCGGCCTGCGCGCGCTTGCGGCGATCGGTGGCGCGCGCGAGCTCGGCGTTGGCGGCCTCACAGCGACGCAGCGCCTCGCGGAGCCGTTCGCGTTCGTCCTCGTTGACGCCGGGATGAAGCGCCGGCGGCGGCTCCGTGGCCTGCTCTTGCTCGAGGATCTCGGCAGCCTGGGTGATGACGGTTGGCGCGGCCTCGACGGGCGGATCCTCGACGGGCGCGGGGTCCTTCGGATGCGGCACGGTGTGCGAGCGGGGCTTGCGGCGCCGCGCGTGCCGCTCGGCGTCGCGGTCCTTCCCGTTGGGGTTGCTCGTCCTGGTGGTCATGCGGTGCGGCTCCTCTCGCGTCGCGCGCTGGTGCGCTCACGGTCACGCGAACGCTGATACGTGCTGTTGGTCGGACGGCAGGGGCACACGGCCGCGTAGCCATGCGTGAAGGCTTCCTCGGCCTGGTCACAGCGGGGTCGACCACAGCGGGCCGTGGCGGTGCATTCCAGGCTCTGCCAGCCGGTGTCGTCGCAGTCCTGACACTCTGCGCGCCAGTGCTGTTCTCGTCCCAGCTGGATGGTCTCGCGCAGCCGACGATCGCGCCCGATCTGGTCCGCAACCTGGTGCCAGGTGCTCGCGCTCGGAGGCCACTCGCCGCCCGCACCGCGCCTGAGATCCAGGGCGGCGGCCGCGACGTCGTGCGGGTCGCAGTCGCTCAGGGTGGCCCAGTACGCGCGGCCCATCTCGACCGTGACGGTCTGCCGCCAGCACAGGAAAAATTCGCGGAGGGTGGTCTTGAACCACTCCGGCAGGGGGGGCGCGGCGGCGATTACATGGCCTTCCACATCGCCTCCTCTGCCTCGGTTTTCTGCCAGGATTCAAACGCCCGACGCCAGAACTTTACGCCGTCCAGCGGGATGGTTTTCCCGTGCCATTCGTCCATGACGCGCCCGTACCACGCGCGTAACTCGCGGTCGTTGGCGTCCTCATCGCCGCCGAGATTTTGCCGGAATTCGGCGTGCAGGAACGCCGGGACGCAGGGCCGGCCGCAACTCGCGTGGGCTTTATGTGAGCCGATCGAGAGCGCCCCGCGCCGTGTGTCTGCCGCCGCAGGCGGCCTGTTCGACGAAGACACACTGGGGGGAGGAGTACCTCTGCTGGGATCCGGATCCGGATCTGGGGACGGGACGGGATCGCGATCGCGCCGCGCGCCCCCGCGAGGGGGAACTGGTTCCGAACTAGTTCCTATTTGGTTCTTGGGAACTAGTTCTGAACTAGGTCCTATTGGGCTCTCAGAACTAGGTCCGACTTGGTTCTCATCGAGAAGAACCATCCGAGCTTGCTTGGGTGTCCGATCTCCCTTCCGGTTGTTGCAGCCGCGACAGGCGACGACGACGTTGCTCATCGAGTTGTCGCCTCTGGGCACGACGTGATCGAACTGCCCGCCGCCTGGGCCGCGACGGTCGGTCCAGTTCACACGCTCACCGCAATAGCGGCAGCGGTCCTGATCGCGCGTGCGAATCGCGACGACGAGGTCAGGGTCGCTGTAGAGGGACTTCCGTTTTCGGTCCCACTCCCGCTTCTCCTTGACCTCCTGGGACGTGGGGTTGTAGTGCCCGTAGTCGTGGATCTGATAGCCGCCCTCGACGGGTTCCCAGAGGCCGACGGTGGCGAGTGCGCGGGCGACCTGCTGCGGCGCCGGGTCGGTGTAGAGCTTGGCGACGATGCGCGCGGAGAGGAAGCCGTCGGTCAGGTTGCGCGCGGCGTAGCAGAGGCCCTCGACATACACGGCGATGGCGCGGCTGACGCCGAAGCGGCCGAGGGCGCGCGCGGCCTCTTCGATCTTGCGATGCTCAGGAAAGGCGTCGTCGAGTTTGACCCACATTCCGTTGTGGCTCCATTGGTCTGACCAACGCGGACAGATTCAGCCGATCCTTCTGACGCTCTCGTCGTCCTCGCTGTAAATCTCGATCCCGGGAATCGCCCCGGTGCTCTTCATCGCGCGCACGTAGGCGCCGACCTTCGTCTCATCGACTTTGAGGTACTCGCGCGGGACGAGCGCCTCGTCCACGACGCGGAACCGCCAGACCTTGCGCGCGCTGATGCCGGCGACCTTCGGCGTGCTGTCGGGCAGGACGACGGCCGGCGGCGGCGCGGCGATCGCGCGCTCCAGGACCTGCGCTGCCTGGGCGACCTGGCCGCGGTCCTCGAGCTGCTTGGCTTTGGCGGCCGCGGCCTCTTCCGCGCGCCGCTTCTCCGCGTCGGCGAGGCGGCGTTCCTCGTCGCGGCGGCGCTGGTCGTCGGCGGCCTTCCAGGTGACGCGCTCGCGTTTGAGGCGGGCGATCTCCTGGGTGAGGGGCGTCAGGACCTCGCGCTCGCGGTCGCAGAGGACTTTCCAGGCTTTGTGTGCGGCGTCGCGGAGCGGGCGGAACCAGTCGGCGATGCGGCGTTCGGCGGTGGCGAGGCGGACGAGCTCCTGGCCGGCGAGGGCGTAGGAGGCGGGGTCGAGGACGGCGAGGCCGCGGGCGGCGGCGAGGGCCGGGGCGATCTCGGACTCGATCGGGCGCGTGTCGACGGGCGGCGCAGCGGCGGCTGCAGGGGGCATCTATAGTTCTCCCCGGTCGAAAGCTGAGTTACGACCTCTAGCCTCAATCTCGTACGCACTGTTCATTGATTCGTGGTCTCTGTAAATTCGGCACTCTTCCGAATAGATAACCGTCTTTGGGATAGGAACGACAACAGTTGGGCTTCCACAGAACCATTCGTAGAGCTGAACAAGAACCATGTCGCCGTCTTCTGCGATAATTTGGCCCTGGTTATTGATCCGACCGTCCTTGAGGCGGTGAATACACATCCCAATTAACCCGCGCTTCCCTGTTCCATTACGTATGATTGGTGGCTGTCCTTCGGAGGAGCCTTTCAACTGATTGCACGTTCTGCACGCTGTAGTCAGATTACTTATGTGATGACTGCCGCCATTTGAAACCGCGATGATGTGATCTATTTCCAGCTCTGCATCTGTTCCCGGAACGCCGCAGTAGGTGCAGCGAAATCGATCCCGCTTCATCGCGCGGATTCTGACGGCGGCGGTTGGTGCCTCACGCCGGAGTGTCATACGGTGTCGGCCTCGGCGCGTTGTCGGTAGCGTTCGAAGTACTCGGGGAACGCCTGAAGCAGGCGCGCGCGGTTGTCGTCGTCGGCCAGGCGCACGAGCTCTGCGAGCTGTCGGACGAAGGACCCGCCGTAACGCGTCATCGCCTGGACGGTGGCATACAAGGCCTCTGGGGTCATCACCATGTCCGTTTCTGCCGGCGCCGGCGCTCGGTGACGGTCGTCAACGCCGCGCGAAAGACTTCCCAATCCTCGGTGTGGTCGTCGTCGTACGGTTCCACGTGAAACGCCCCGTCCTTCGTGAGCCGCACCGACACGCGCTTCACGATCCCGAGGTCCGGCCGCATCTCCTTCAGGAGCTCCACGTAGGCCGCCAGCTGCAGGTCGGCCGCGACGTCGGCCGGGTCGCCCGTCTTGTAGTCGGCGAGGCACGCGTCCTCGCCGTCCCAGTAGCCGACCAGGTCGACGGTGCCGGCGAGCTGCCAGGTGCGCGAGAAGACGCGGAGCTCGGCGGCGACGACGGAGAAGCCGGCGGTGCGGCGGAAGGCGATGCCGGCCTCGACGTACCCGCGGATGGCGTCCGGGACGGAGTCGGGGTGGAGGTCGTCGTCGGCGAGGTAGTGGAGGGCCTCGTGGACGAGGGTGCCGCGCTCTTGGGCGGCGTCGAGGATGTCGGCCGGGATGCGGGAGAAGTCGAGAAACCCGGCCAGGCGCAAGATGTCCGTGACGCTGGGGACGCGCACGCCGTCGAGCGTGTAGGTGTGCGTCGCGGCGTCGAAGGTGAGCGGATCGCGCGGGACCGTGTGCATGGGCCTCAGAAGCCGATGTCACTCTGGGCCGGCGTGGGATCGTCGGGTTCGTCGCCGGGCTCGCGCTCGCGCGGCGGGGCCTCGACGGCGTCCACCGCCTCGAGCCGACGCCCGAACGGCTCGGCCAGCGTCCACCGCAGCTGCACCCGCGCGCCCCCCTTCGACAGCAGCGTCGCCCGGTCCGCGATCGCCAGGTCGTGCGTGTGATACACGATGCCGCCGGCCACGACCTCGTAGCGCTTCGGGTGCCCTTTCGCGGTCTTGGCTTCCCACAGGGCCGTGACGGTGGCCGTGGCGATGCCCGACGTGGGCTTGCTGGTGTCGGCCGACTTCCGCTCCGGCGCCTGGCCGTTGGCCACGGCCGGGGCGCCCTCCGGCGGGAACGCCTGATCGACGGTCGTGTCGCCTTCCTTGATCGCCGTCGCGAGGCCCTTCAGCGTCGCGAGCTGGTCGAGCGTCACGTCGGCTTCGCCGGTGACGCCGAGTGTGGCGAACACGCGCGCCGGCGGCACGCCCATCTTCTGGAAGTAGGCGAGCATGTGCGCCCGCCGATCGACGAGCGTCTGCGCGTTGCCCACGGCGACCTGGCGGGCCGCGAGGTAGAGCGGCTCCCAGTACGCCTTCGGGATGTTCTTCAGCACGGCGTTCCGGAGCGCGATCGACGCCGCGGCGTTGCCGGTGACGGTGACCATGTCGTCGGAGTACTTGCGGTTGGTCTTCCCGGTGATCTTGCGGCGGACCTCGTAGGCGATCGCGACGTTGCGCTGCATGTCCCAGGACACGCCGCGGCCGGTCACGAACCGATCGTCTTCGTGGACGATGCGGCCCTCGATGCGCATGTGGCCCCAGGCCGAGGCGATGATCTCGGCGAAGCGGGCGGAGGGGCCTTCGATCGTCTTGCCGTCGCGCGGCAGGGCATAGAAGCACTGCTCGGCGATCTGCTCGGTGAGGGTGACCATCTCCAGGGCTTCCTGGTGGAAGGTGCGCAGCGAGCGCGGGAAGCGCTTGGCGGTGGCGACCTGGATGTCGATCTCGCCGCGGGTCTGCGCTTCGAGCATCGAGCCGAGGGGCGCGGTGATCTCGGTGGTGGTGGTGTCGAGCTCGAACGGCTCGGCCGTGGTGGACATGAGAACGGGCCTCCTCTTATGTGGATTTCAGTTGGCGGCGTTCCGCCTTACCAGTTGATCTCTGTGACGTCAGGAGTCACGGGCGCGGACTCCCATGTATTTTGCGGAGCGCCCTCGTCCGAGCGCCACCATCGTCGAACCAGCTCGCGGTACTCTTTGACGGAAATCACTTCGAGCTTCCTGGTTCGCACGTTATACCAATCAAGATCCGCATCAGCACGGGGGCGGACACACCACACCGTGTTGTAGTCCCGCCGCGCAAGCGCCTTCAATAGATCGGCCTGGCCACGATTGATTTTCTCCGCCTGTCTTTTGAACTCCTGATACAAAAAGCGATCTGTCGCGCCGTCATGCGTGCATGCATCAATGTCCGAGAAAGAACTGCCTCGATGACCAATGCCCGATAGGAGGCGGTCGAAGTAGTTGCTCAGCCGATCGGGGTCGTTGCGCCGCTGCGTCATGCTGTGCGAGCGAACTGATCCAGTTCCGCGCCGAATGCGGCCCACCCAGG